TGCTGCCATTTCCGCACACTTTGTGCAAAAAGCGCGGAGTCTTCTGGTGTGGGAATGTTTGACATATCAACACCTTATATGACTTTTATGTCAATTTAATTTAAGAGCAAGCACTCAGCTTTTCTGCGCTTCAATAAACCAGGCAAAACTTTGCCCCCACCCTTGGTCCAAAGCATGAGCTGCTCTTGAGCGCCTTCCCAGTCACCGGCATTGATTTTTCGCTTTAAGGTGGATGTCTGGACACGGCCCACGCCCAAGTTATAGGCAAAGTCCACAATGGCGTTGCACTTGCGCTCATCGGTGGCCAAGATGGGGCAGTTCCTTAATACGCCTGGTAGGTATGTATGCTCCAGCTCAATCATCAAAAGCGCATGGGCCTCTTCCTGGCTCATTGGTGGGTCTTCTAAAGTCACCTTGCGCTTGTCAGCGTAGTAGGTCGAGCCATAGCCAATGGTGGCCACATTGGCTGGGCAGAGATAGGGTTTACTTCTAAACCCTTCAAACTGCTTGCAGAGTGATGCGGCCAGCTCTAAGTTCATAATCCGCGCTTGGCCAATGTGCGATCAAGAAACCAGAAGTTGATTGTCCCAGCCAGTAAGGCCGAGAAGTCTGGAGTCATCATTGTCTTGAACACTTCTATTGGAAGAGCGCCAGCAATCCAGGCATTCCATGCAAACCAGACATGGATAAAGCTCCAGACAAACAAAACCCAGTATGTGACCACTGGCCTGACAGATGCGGATAAAGATGCGGCCCATCCACCGGCTGCCTTGACCATGTCGGCTTGCTGCTGGATCGCGCTGTTAAAGGCATCCATGACACCCACGTCGACAGCTGCTTCACGCTGTGCGCCAATTTCTGCAAGTTTCATTTGGCCGCGCATTTGCTCCAATTCGCACTGGCGAGAAAAAAGTGCTAATTCGTGTTGGCGCTCATTAGCTTTATCAAAATACTTGAGGACCTCTGGGGCCATGCGAAAAATACCGCCAAAGATGGAGCCTAAAAGGCCACCGGAAAGAATATCAAACATCGCATTCCTTACATTTGTTTTTGGTTGACATTTTGACTCCAGCCAGAACACCGACAGAAGCACCAAGTATGGTCATTAGCGCTGGACTTAGCATTTTGAAGATTTCTACATTTTCAACGTCTTTTGACCATAGGCCAGCCAGTAATGCACCCACCATTGCAAGAAGACAAAGACACAAAGTGACTGCAACCATAATGGTCACAATGAATGTAAGTTTAAACTTTTCGTCTTCCATATATCCTCACACATAAATGTCTAGTTTACGATTCTGAAATATCTCCATACGGAGTCGCTCTTGAACTACTTTTTTTGTATAAATCTCAAACTCTAAGTCTTGCAATTGAGCCTGTTTCAGCTTGGCTAACTCATTTACCTTGTTCATTTCATGCTGTTTTTCTAGTCTTACTTGAGCAAGGTCATGTCTATCTGGATACCCAGAGGGCTGAACAGTAGGAAATAATTTAATGGTATCAATCATTTCTTTTCCCTCTCAAGTGCTGTCTTATATCCTTGAATAACCTTATGTCTTAACTCTGCACCATCAGCCGCACCAGCCCATTCACTCAGATTATTCCAAATTACAACAAAGTCGGAACTTTTGCATAACTTCTGATGGTTTGTAAGCCAAATCGACATTTGCTGATGACGTTCACTTGGGTTGTGTATTGTGTAAGCAATTGAGTAAAACTCTCGAACACTACAAAGGTCTTGACCAGTAGATTGAAGCGATAGAGTTAAAACAAGTGCTACTAGCCATCTCACGTCATAGCCCAAACGATGATGTAAAAACACCAGATGACAGTAATGCAAAAAAGGGCTGCGCTTGTAACAGCGAAAGCCCAATCTTTCATTTTTTAATCCAAGTCTGCCAGACAGCACCAGCCGCCATGATTAGACCAGCCACCCACAGAATAGGCTTGGCAGCAGAAGCAATCCATCCAAGCACTTTAAAAGCACCCTGCAAGGCATCAAAAGCCTCTACAAGCCCTTTGGTGTTCTTGTCTATGCTATCTACCTTGGTTTCAACTTCAACCAGCCTGTCGTAGATTTGCTTGTGGGTGACTTCGTTTTCCATGATTTACTCTTTAGGCAGAAGCTGCCTGTAATGGTGCTAAGTTTTCTGTTGTCCAGAAGTCTTTAGACAACATAATCACCAAGTGTTCTTTGTTGCGTGATAAGCAATCAGCCCAATCAGCATCAGTCATGCCTTCTGGCTTGCCAGCGTTGATTAGGTTTACGCTATCCATTGCGGCAGAGTAGTGCTGTGCAATTTGTTCGGGTGTAGGTGTATCAATCATGTTAGTCCTTTAAAGATTAGCGGCATCTAAACGTGCCTGAAGTGAATCGTTTTGTGCTTTGAGTTCTTTAATGGCGTTAATTGCATACCAAATAAAGTTGTCGGTATCGACAGATAAAACGCCAGTTGATTGAGTCGTTACGCAATCAGGCAGAACGGCTTGTAACTCTTGAGCAATTACGCCAAGTTGAACGCCTTGCTTTTGAACAGCTTGGTCTTGTGGCAGTTCAGTAACTTCATCAGCAACACGATACTCAAAATTACGCACTTGAATTTGAGTCAGTTTTTCTAAACCAATGTTGTTATCAACAATGTTTTTCTTGAGCCGTCTGTCTGATATGGTTGCCCATGTAGTTGTGTTTGCCCCGTTGTATGATGGGCCATCACCACCTGAGATGTATGCAGTATTTGTACCTTTACCACCTTTAGCTGCACCAATAACAATTTCGCCAGTATTAGTAGCCGCCGAGCCTCTAGTGTTAATTCCAATGTAAATATTTTGTGCGCCAGTTGTAGTTGATGTAGTTGCTTGACCAGCGTTAAATCCAATAAATACATTTTCATAACCAGTAGTAACTCCGTATCCTGCACCTTTTCCAATAAATACATTCTCACCCGCTGTCGTTCCTGAGTATCCCGCCTGATAACCCACGGCAACGTTGTTAGATGCTGTATTTGCGTTTAAAGCATCTGCACCGATTCCCACGTTGTTAGCCCCCGTCACATTTGAAGCTAGGGCGTTATTACCAAATGCGGAATTTTTAGCCCCAGAAGTGTTGGCTTGTAATGTGCCATGACCAAAAGCAGAACCACCATTAGCGGTGTTTAGTTTTAGCGAACTTGTACCAAAAGCGCAATTGGTTTCGCCTGTGGTTACTGATTTTAATGCTTGATAGCCAAAAGCATTGTTGTAGCCGCCCGAGGTGTTGCCATTTAGTGCTTCGAAACCAACAGCCACACAAGCAACACTTGAAGAAGTTACAGAGGGTGCTGAGTTATATCCTATTGCAGTTGCATAAGGCGAACCAGTGCCTGTAGTCATTGCACCATAAACAGTACCCAATGCAGTAGGCGTAGCGGCAGAAGCACCACCGCCAGAAGCAGCAATACTAATTCCACCAGCACTATTGGTAATTGTGATGTTTGTTCCAGCAGTTAAAGTAGTGCGAGTAAAACCAGTGCCGTTACCAATGTCCAAAGCACCATTAGCAGGAGTTGTTGTTAGTCCAGTTCCTCCGTTAGCTACTGGCAATGTTCCAGTAACGCCTGTGCTTAGTGGCAAACCTGTGCCATTGGTCAAAGTTACCGATGTGGGCGTACCAAGGATAGGCGTAACCAATGTTGGACTTGTTGCAAATACGTTAGCACCGCTACCAGTTTCATCGGTCAAAGCAGCAGCCAAATTAGCACTTGATGGAGTGGCTAAAAATGTAGCTACACCAGTACCCAAACCTGACACACCAGTTGATATAGGTAATCCTGTAAGGTTTGTAGCAGTACCGCTAGATGGAGTTCCAAGAACACCACCATTGACTAAAGGTGCGCCAGCAGAACCCACATTTACAGCCAAAGCCGTAGCCACACCAGTACCTAGACCAGATACGCCTGTGGCAATTGGAAGACCTGTAGCGTTTGTTAAAGTTGCGCTAGTTGGTGTTCCAAGAATAGGAGTTACCAAAGTAGGGCTTGTAGACAATACGTTATTGCCAGAGCCAGTGCTTGTGCCAACACCAGTGCCGCCTTTGGTCACTTTGAGCAATGGGCCTGCATCAAACAATGCGTCAATGGTGTCCAAATCGGCATTGACTTTTGTTCCCCAGGTGTCAGTGGATGCACCGACTTCTGGCTTTGTAAGCAATAGATTCGTTGTGGTTGTATCTGCCATTTTTTACCCCTATGCGGCTATTTGCCAAGTTTCGCTATTATCCGCAATTGATGACCAAGTTTCACTGCTGTCAGCAATTGCATCCCATGTTTCTGATGTGTCTGTAATCGGTGTCCAAGTCTCTGCGTTGTCAGAGATTGCATTCCATGTTTCTGCCGTGTCAGACTCTGCTATCCATTTTAGATTGCCAGCAATCGTCATGGATGACTGGCAAGTGAAATTGATTGCACTGCTTTGTCGTCTGGTCGCGTTGACGCTCATGCCAGATTCGGCTGCCATCAGCACTGATCCGCGCAGCACCACCTTGGTGGACACAGTCATCACACCAAAGTCTTCAATCAGAATCTGAATCAGTGGGACCCTGACAGCAGCCACAGACATGGTGCTTTCATCTACTGAAGCAAATGCCCCAATGGCCACTCTGGTGGCTGCCAAGCTGGCGCTAGAGCTTGCTGCAAATGTTGCGGCTGCCACTTTAAAGCGCAAAGCGCTGATTGACATGGCGCTGGCGCTTGAGGCCGTGGCCGAGGCATTGGCCACCCGTTGCGCAGCAGCTGATGCGCTGCTAGACGCTGAAACCGAGAATGATGCCGTCTTGACGACATTGGCCGCGACTGTCTCTGTGCTTGATGCTGAAACAGAAAACGCACCTTTGCAGATGCGTTTTGCGCTGAATGCAGCCGTGCTGGTGGCTGCGAAAGTAACCGCCCCAAGGCTTACGCCATAGGAGTATTTTCCTTGTCCGTATGGGCCAGAGCCGTAGGCTGCCATGTCATGTCAATGTGACATCAAGGTCGCCAGCTGGAATGCGCAGCACATCGCCATCATTGATGGTGCGTGCAGTTGTGAGCGCTGCCCAGGCTAATAGATTGCCACCAGTAGATGCGTCAAAGATGCCGGCCCAGCCAATTGATCCCCAATTGCCACCACTTGCAGCTGCAAACTCGATGGCTGCTGCGTTTGTTGCGTTTGTGGGGCTTGTGCCAGAGACAGTGATCGTGCCAGTCACCACTCGCGCATAGGCGCTGCCAGACACTTCAGTGCCGCCACCCGTGTCACTGGGTGCAGCCGTGAAAAGGCCCACATACCAAGCTGTGGGGCGTGTGGCCGAGCCTGTAGTCAGCAAATACGTTAAAACTAGGTTTTCGGTGTAGTCGGTAAAAGATGACATATCAGTCCTTATCCAAAAGTCTTCGCACGGGTAAGCAATGCACCACCAGAAGATGCACTGCGATCATCGGCAGTTTGTGAATCGTTTAAGGCTCGCTCATAGAGCGTTGCCCATGTTGGGATTCTCGCATCATCTTGCAAGTATGGTGCAGCCTGGAGCAATGCACCATACAGATAAATGTCGGGGTTTGATGTCAAAAGCCAATTAGTCGTGTTGCTAGTTGATAACTTTGACAACTTTGCGTAATAGGTCAGTTCAGTCGTGTAGTTTGCGTCTGGTGTTGGGACAATCCGAAACTGGCCACCAACAATGCCAAAAAATTTAGGCTTGCCACTTGCCGTGTATTTGGTCATCTCATTGTCTAAGGCATCAATGCTCAAAAACTGCAATGGTGTCTGGGGATTTGTGCTTGTGAGCTTGAGGGATTTGGTCTCAAGAAAGTCAGCAGGGACTGCGCCATATTGCGCGTCAAAAGACGCATTGGCCCTGACGATCATCTGCCTGGTGCGCAGTGTACGTTCCACTTGCGCCTCAGCCAGAGAGATAAAGTCAGGAATGACAGAAGTCAGGTCCGACCGGTTGAGCCAGTCACCAATAGATGTCTTCAGTTCTGCATAGGTTGTCAGTGCCATTATTGGGCCTCTTTTTCCATTTCCTCTTTCACAATCCAAGTGTGTTCATGGCGAAATTCAAAAGTGCCAATGTGGCCAATTTCTTTTGAAACGTCATGGTCGATGTAGATTTTGTAACCAAGCTCTTGAGCTTTCTTACAAAAGAATACATCCTCTCCCATGTAGCCTCTGGTCGTCTGCCATGGCATATCAAACCATGGCTCACTCATGCCCTCAAACACCTCGCGCTTGATCAGCATTATGCCCGTTCCAATGCTTCCCACCTCTTCCAATCCAGTGGAATCTGGCATGGTATAGACCGGAATGCGCTTGTCATTCTCGTCATAGTTCTGGGCAGTTGGGCCGGTGGGCATTCTGCGTCTGGCACAGTTGGCAGCCACAATCTCTTTGTCGTGCTTCAGCAGCCGCTGGACCATGTCTTGTGGAAATGTCATGTCCGAGTCGATGAAAAGGATATGGGTGCAGCCTTCGGCCATGGCATCCAAGCAAAGGTCAGCCCTTTGGTTTTGGATAATCGTGCCTTGCATCAATTTCAGACTGATAGCGTCTTCAGTGTTGAGTGTGTGATAAGCCACCATATTCACCATGCAGTAGGTGTAATTTGTGTGGACCTGATCACGGGCCGGTGTGCATACTGCAATGTAGTTCATACTTTCCCAGGTCTAGTTCTAAAAAATTGATTGTCAGAGTCGTTGAGCCATTTTTTCATGTACTCCTGGTCATCGATCTTGCCCTCGGCCTTCATCTTGTAATAAAGGGATTCGGGGATGGATGCCACCAAGTGCCATTCACCAGTCCAGTTGGCTTTCTCATCCACAGCGTTATAGATGGCCTTGTTAGCCTCAATCACCGCTGTGACATCTTGTTCTGTTTGGATCGTTACATCGCCAGTCTCTGGATTTTCATGCCAGTAGCGTTTGATGCCTTGATCTTTGTTTTCGCTTAATAGTCTTTTGTGAATCATGTTAAAAAAAGGGCCAAGTTTCCCTGGCCCTTTCAGTTTGCTTCGATTAAGAAGTGATCAAGTCAGCGGCCAAACCATGGGCATTTTCAGCCAATACTTTGTGACCCCATTCCACGATCAGCATACGCTTTTCAGCATCGCCAGTCTTGGCCAATTCAACTTGCTGGTAAGGGCGCAGCACAGTCATCTTGGCGTAGTCAGGATCGATCACCCATGCATCACGCTCACGCTGGAAGCGGTTGGCGATAACTTGGACATTGCCAAAATCAGAGACATAAATGTCAACTGCACCGACCAATGTGGCAGGCTTTGCACCGCCATCAATGTTGAAACGGCTGGAAGCAATACCAGAGAAACCTGACACGCGCTGTTTGTTAACAGGACCGCACATCAAAATCTTAGGTGTACCACCAGCAGTCCACACTTTTTGAATCACATTCTTGAGAATGGTTTCAGTGAATGTGCGCACGTTGCCGTCTGTACGGGCGCTGTTTGGCAGCGTTGTGTAAGATGGATCAGTACCATTGGTCTGCTTGTCTGTGTTCGTCTTGATAAACGCACCCAAAGAGGCAGAAGCACGGGCAGTAGTCGAATCACCAGCAGCGGCCACAGCACCATTCAACATGGAAAACTCTTGGTCACGCTTCAACTCAGAGCCGCGCTTAGCGATCTGATAAGCCAATTCACTGCGACGGCCAGCCTTGTTCACCACTTCTTCAGTAGCTGACAAGATGATTGTCTTGCGTGAAATCTGTGCATAGTTTTGCAAACGCACAGTAGCAGTCACAGCATCAAAAGATGCAACATCATCACCCTCAAGCTGTGCGTTTGCAGCAGCAGAGGCCAATGTGTCTGTTTGCCACTCAAACAAGCTGTTTGACACGTTTTCACGGCCAATATTGCTCATGTAAGGGGTTTCTTCGGGTGCAATGTTTGTGATCACATTGCTCAAGTCTTCGCGGATGCCCTTGGCCGAATAGGTCAAGAACGTATTGCTAACGATAGTCATAATTTTCTCACTTTAATAAAAGTTCAATTGCAGAAGCCGCATCATCGATGCGACCGGTTTTTGCAAGACGCTGCTTTGCTCGCATACCCTCAGTTGTTGTCGAAACCCGACCAGCTGCACCAGGCTTGGCTGTTCGTGGGCCATTGTTCACCACAGGCTTAATGCCTTGGCGCTTACTTACCATCTGGTCAAACAATGCTGCTTTACGCAACAAAAGGACCAGTCGGTGATCGTAAACGCTCTTCAAATCTTCATCGGTAAAGCCTGCTGCCTTCGCAGACTCAATCACCAGCGCCTTTTCAGCCTTTGCCTTCTTGGGGTCTTTCCAATCGGGCAAGGCTGCCAAGAGAGCTTCTTGCTGGCTAGCAAGTTGGGCTTCCATGGCGCGCTGCTGTTCATACTGGGACACTTGATAAAGTCGCTGCTGTTCGGACTGAATAGCACCTAATTTCTCTTGTCTCTCCCGCATGACTTCCTTTTGCCTCACCCACTCGATCGGGTCTTCGTGATACAGACGTTCCAGATCGATTTGAGGCTCTGAAGACTGAAGCTGGGTTTGCAATGCTCCCAACAATTGAGCATATTGCTCACGTTCGGCTCGGACTGCATACGTCTCTTGCTCGACTTGCTTTCGCACTTCGGCAATTTGCTGCGTTTTCCGAGTGTAGTCCTGAGTTCTGGAATAGCCCTTTTGTAGTTCGTCTAGCGTGACAGAAACTTCCTTGCCGTCAACTTTGACAGTGAAAGTCTGTGGCTGTTCGCCCTCTTCGGTCTCTTCCTCTTCTCCGGACTGTTCCTCTAATGACTCTTCGTCTGACGCGTCTTCCACATCAGAGTCATTGTCATCAGAAGCCGCTGTCAAAGAATCCTCTTCGGACTCCTCAACTGGCTGCGTCTCACCAAGTTCTGCTTGTCCTTCATCAGGGGCCAACATTGCTGAGATAGCACTGGTCGCATCGACCATATTCATTGCTTGTATTTCTGCCATAGTATTTTCTTAAATTAGATTTTTCTGTGATTTGCTAATAGCGTTTTGTGCGACTTTTCCGTTGTCCATTATCTTGACCAACTCTTGCCGCAGGCCGTCAATGGCCTGCAACATACACCACGCTGTCTCGCGCTTCACAGACTCTTCGGGCTTCGATGATCGAAACAGCCAAAGTTGGTCGCTCTCTAATTTTGCAATCGCAGTGTTGAGGGTTTCATCCTCAAGCAGCTGCTTGGCCTTTCGGCCTTTGTTTACCTGGTCTTCGTTTGTCACTTACTGTGCCATTCCTTGAAAGGTTGATGGGGGCATCATCTCAGGCGCTGGTGGCTGCGGCTGGGACACAAACTGTGCCG